TGCCTGACAAGTACGTAGCCGCCGGTAAGGTGATTGCAACCCCCGTTGAGAACATCGATCTGTACTACGTTGACCCGAGCGACAGCGACTTTGCCAAGCTGGGGCTGAATTACACCGTGAAGGGCGAAACGAACCTGATCGGCGTACATGTCGAGGGCGACTACTCCCGGGCTACCGGCGATATGTACGCCATCATGGGCATGAAACTGTGGGCGGAGTACCTGGACGGCATCGCCGTTGCCACTGTTACCCCGGCGGGGGGTTAAGGGCGGCTCTGACAGCTGACAAAACCGCACCGGAGACCGTGGACTTTGACGGAATGACGAAAGCGCAGCTTTTAGAGTACGCCAAAGAAAACGGTATTTCCGGGGTCAGCGCCGCAATGAACAAAGCGGACATTCTGACAGTTGTAAAGAGCCGGTAAAGGAGGGAATCACATGGGACATGCGGTAAGCCTGTATGAGCTGCTTGTGTACCTGCGTAATTTCTTCCCAGGCTTGCGCTGGCAGTTTACCGGGGAGGAAATCACCGGGAACCGGATCGTTATTCCCGGCCTTGAAACCGGCGATTTCTACCTGATCGAAGGAAGCCGGAGAAATAACGGGATTCACGTGTACGGTGATGCTGATTTGCGGAACGAAACTTATACCGGAATCGTTACGGAAATCTGCGTACCGCCGGAGGTGCTGGCGATTCTGGAAGAAATCAACACATGGCAAGAGAAGAACGCTGAGGCCGTACAAAGCCCGTATCAAAGCGAATCTTTCGGTGGCTACTCGTACACAAAGGCAAGCAGTTTGTCCGGCTCAGGCGAAAGCACGAGCTGGAAAACGGTGTTTGCGCCGCGCTTACGGATATGGAGGAAGATATGAGCTTGCTTGACTACTACCTGAATAACACGTGCGCACTGATGGAAAAGAAGCGTACCCCGGACGGGGAGGGCGGCTGGGCAACGGAATGGGCACAGGGCGCGGAGTTCGACGCGGCTATTATTCTGGATACCTCCATGCAATCCAGAATCGCGGAGAAGGAGGGCGTTACCAGTGTGTACACCATTACCACCCGCCGCGCGAATCCGCTTTCTTTCCATGATGTATTCAAGCGGCTTTCCGATGGTGCAATTTTCCGGGTGACGAGCAACGGGAGCGATAAGCAAGCGCCCACGGTCGGCACTTTGGATATGTGCCAAGTCACCGCCGAGAAATGGGAGCTGACAAAATGACGGCAACAGAAGCGCTCTACAAGTTTTTTTCCGGCTTTAATCTCCCCGCGTACCCGGATACAGCAGTACCGAGCGACACCGTAATGCCTTACCTCACCTATTCAGTCTCCGTCGGCGGGTGGGGCGATATGGCAAACTCGCTGACGGTAAAACTGTGGTATCACACGGAGAAAGAGGCAGAGCCGAACGCCAAGGCAGAGGAAATTTCCCGCACGATAGGACGTGGAGGCATTCAGCTGCCTTGTGATACCGGCACAGTTTGGCTTATGCGCGGTGAGCCGTGGTGCATCAATTCCACATTTGAATCAGATCAATCCATCAAATTGCGGCAACTGAACGTTGCCGCAATTTTCAATACCATATAGGAGGAAATCAATGAAATTTACACAGATTCCGCAGGATACCTTTAAGGAGCTTGTGCTGAATGCCGGTGTTCTGCTTTCGGCCTTTTCGCCCGATACGGCGGAAGTCGCCGACGGCACTATTATTGGCGCTACCAGCGGCGGATTGACCTTCGCGGCAACGCCCAGCTTCTCCGATTTCGGCGAAGATATTGACAACTGCCCCAAAAACACGAAGGAGTTGAAACGGCTGGAAAGCTGGGAGGTGAAGCTTAGCGGCACTTTCGTGTCTGTGAACGCCACTAACGCAAAATCGATGGTGGCCGCCGCTGATGAAGCCGCCGGGAAAATCACGCCCAGAAACGATATTGCCACCGAGGATTTCAAGGACATCTGGCTTGTGGCCGACTACTCCGACAAAAACGGAGCGAAAAAGGGCGGCTATCTGGCCATCCATATGCTGAACGGCCTTTCTACTGGCGGTTTCCAGCTGAAAACCGGCGACAAGAGCAAAGGCCAGTTCGCGTTCGAGTTCACCGGCCATTATTCCATCACAGCGCAGGATACGCCGCCTTTTGAGATTTACGTGAAAGCCGGAGAGGCCGAATCCGCTACGATGTAGGAGGCTAAGCATGAGAAAATTATCTCAACTTGGCACGGACGAGTGCCTGGACGTGCTGTGCGAGATCACCCCGCACATTGTGAATCTCGTTTCTGATGAGGAAATCATGAACGCCATCGGCAAGCCGGTGGACAAGAAAAACTCCACAAAAGCCGGCGTTATGCTGATTGGTGCGCAGAGGATTACCACCGTTGTTCCGCTGCTGCTGAAAACGCACCGCGCCGACATTTATGCTATTTTGTCCATCATGGGCGAAAAGAGCATTGAGGAAGTGGCCGCGCAGAGTACCATGGCGACGCTTTGGCAGATTAAGGAGCTTTCCAACGATAAGGAACTGCTGAGTTTTTTCAAATCGTGGGGGCGTGGGGAGCAGAGCGAATAATCAGCGCACTGTGCGCCCTCCCCAGAGTACGGGCGAGGGCGTACCTCTCCATTCTTCCCATGGAGTTGAAAAAGCAATGCGAACGTGAAATCCTTCGGCGCTACATTACC